GGACATGGGCATCACGCTGCTGCCGTGGCAGGTGGTGGCGGCCCGCTACATCACGGCGCTGGGTGCCGGCGGCCGGTGGCTGTACCGTGAGGTGTGCGTGGTGGTGGCGCGCCAGAACGGCAAGACCGAACTCCTGCTGCCGCGCATCCTGCTGGGCCTCATGCTGGGCCGGCGGATGCTGCACACGGCCCAAGTCCGGGCGCTGCCAGAGCAAACGTTCCGCACCGTGGCCCGGCTGCTCAACGGCCACCCGGACGTGGTGGAGATCCGCTTCGCCAACGGGCAGGAACTTATCCGCACGGCCAACGGCGGCACCTACGCCTTGGTGGCGCCACGCAACAGCGTGCGCGGCCTTAGCGCCGACGACGTGTTCATCGACGAGGTTCGCGAGCAGTCCGACTTCGACCTGATCGCGGCCATCAAGCCGACCATGACGGCCAGCCGCAACCCGCAGATCATCTACCTCAGCAACGCCGGCGACGAGGACAGCGTCGTGCTGAACGACCTGCGCCGGCGCGCCGACGTCAGCCCGCAGTTGGCCTACCTTGAGTGGTCGGCTGCACCGGAGCGCACGTTGGGTGACTGGGCCGGCTGGGCCGAGGCGAACCCGGCGCTGGGCCACTTCGGCGGCATGGCCGACAACCTGCACGAGGCGTATCGCACGCTGGTGGAGGCCGGCACGGCGCCGGCCAAGTTCGAGACGGAACACCTGTGCCGCTGGGTGCGCACCATGCGCCCGCGGCTGGTGGCCGAGGCCATCTGGGAGCAGGCGGCCGGGCCGCTGGACAAGCCGCTGCGCCCGGCGCTGGGCATCAGCATCGATCCTGCCGGCAAGCGCGCCAGCGCCATGCTGGCGTGGCAGCAGAGCGACGGCAGCCTTGGGCTGCGTGGGCTGGCCGAGGTGTACGGCGACCCGATCGACATAGGCGCGTTCGCCAAGGCGCTGCGTGTAAACGCAATACGGGCCGGCGTGGCGCAGATGGGCTTCGACGACTGGACCGACAAGGAGTTGGTGCGCCACCTGCGCCTGCCCAATGCCAAGCCGGTCATGGGCCGGGAGTTCGCCAACGCTTGCGAGGCGTTTGTGCGGGCACTGGAGGGCCGGCGGTTACGCTGGGCCGACGCCGGTGCCATAGGTGCCGACCTGCCGTGGGTGGCGCGCAAGCCTTACGAGGAGACCGGCGCATGGGTGGCGGTGCGCGCCATCGAGGATCGGCCGGTCACGGCGGTGCTGGCCGCAGTGCGGGCGGTGTGGCTGGCCATCAGCCCGACCGGCGGCGCCGGCAAGCCACGTGTGCGCTGAGGCCTGTTGCGCCGGCCGGCCGGCGTGTAGTATCGGGCGCCAATGGACCCGGTCATGCTGAACGTCGTTGAGGTCCGGGACGACGCCGGCAAGTGGGTGCGCCACTTGGTGCCGCCTACTTGGGCAACGCCCGGCCAGCCCAACGAGTTGCACGTCTTCGGCACGCAGCCGGGTGGCGAGGACGCCTGCTGGTGCAGCGCCTACCACACGCCCGACGGGTGGGTGCATCGGGACGCCCAGCAGCGGGTGCAGCACTAACCCGTGGCGCTCTACGACCAAGTCGCCCAAGCGCTGGCGCTGGACCAGTTCGCCGACAGCCCGGTGCGGGTGGTGGCACCCAAGGCGCTGCGCGTGCTGGGCACCAAGATGCAGACGCTCGCTGAACGATCGTGGCCCGACGGCGTATCGCCACCGCTGGACGTGCAGGTGGCCGCGCTGCGCAACCCGGCCGGCCAAACGGCCTACCACTACCACGGCGTGGACAGTGCGCTCACGGTGCCGGCCTTGTTCCGGGCCGTCACGCTAATCAGCAACGTCGCCGGGATGCTGTCTATGCGCGCCTACCGCAACGGCCAGCCGGTGCCCGACGAGGAGCGCCCGCGGCTGGTGCAGCGGCCTAACCCGCTGGTGATCCAGCGCGAGCACTGGCGTGCCAGCGCGTGGGACATGGCCGCCTTTGGCGAGTGCTGGTGGTGGGTGGCCGTGCGCGACCCGTTCGACAACACGCCCATGAGCCTAATCCACCGGCCGGCGCGCGAGGTGCTGGTGGAGCCTAACCCGGCCGACGAGTTGCGGCCGATCATCAAGTGGCGCGGCAAGGAAGTCGACAGCCGCGACATGATCCAGATCGTCATGACCCGCAAGTCGGGCGACCTGCGCGGCACCGGCCCGCTGCAGCAGTGCGGCGCAGCCGTGTCGGTGGCGGTGGAGGCGCAACTGTGGGCCGCCAACTTCTACGCCAGCGGTGGCAGCACCACGATCATCAAGAGCGCCATTCCGCTGGGCGAGGACCCCGACGACCCGGACCAGTTGACCGAGGCGGAACGCCTTGCGCTGCAGTGGACCGCCCACGCGCCCAACGTGCCGCGGGTGATCGACCCGGCGATCGACAGCGTGGACCAGAGCGGCGTCAGCGAGGGCGGTGCCCAGATGCTGCAGAGCCGCCAGTACACCAACGGCGATGCGGCCCGGATGTTCGGCATACCCGGTGCGCTGCTGGAGCACGTCGAGAGTGGCAGCAGCCTGACGTATCAGAACGTGGGCGGCCTGCTGACCGAGTTGGTGCGCCGGTGCTTGCTGCCCGACTACCTTGAGCCCATGGAACAGACCATGACCGACCTGCTGCCGCGGGCATGGACCGTGCGCTTCAGCACAACCGACCTAGAGCGGGCCGACCTGAAGACGCTGAGCGACGTGGTGAACACGCTGGTCAAGGCCGGCGTGATCTCGGCCGACGAAGGCCGGGCCATGCTGGGCCTCACGGGCAGCATCGAGACGGCGCCGGTGCCACCCAGCCCGCCGGCGGCCATTCCCGGGCCGCTGCAGCAGCGCAGCACCGCCCACAACGGCCACAGCGCCACGACGTCGGCCGCTGGGCTGGGCAGCGCTGTGCTGGTGCGCTTGGCGCAGGACGTGCGCTGCACGGGCAGCGTGCAGGTGCGTGGCCGGGTGCAGCAGTGCGGCCGCCTGCTGGGCAAGTTCGCGGCGCCATACGAGGTGGCCTGCCCGCGGTGCAAGACCGTGGCGGCGCTGGCGTAGCGCAGCCCGGGATTGGTGACCTTGGCGGCCTGCTAGGCGCCGTCACAATCGGCGGCGCCCACACCAACTTTCATCCGCCCGCTTCTAGGACCCGGGCTGCGCCGGGCAGTGTAGCCGGCGCCGGCGGCTAGGTGCGCCGGTTGAGCGCCTGCTCGCGCTGGGCCAACGCCTTGTCGCGCAACTGCGTGTAAACGCGATCACGCAGCGCGTCCAGTTCGGCCACCTGCGCGTCGGGCACCTCCACCTCGCCTTGACCCGGCTTGCCGTACACGTTGCCGGCGCCCGTGCTGCGCAGGTAGCGCCAGCCGTCGCGCTCCAGCCACCAAGCCAACTGCTGCAGCGTGACCTTCATCGGTCCCTCCGGTAGCCGGCGCGGCCGGCCTTGACCACCTTGCGATAGCAGTCCGGCCCAATCTCGAACCAGCCTTGGTCTTCGCTGGGCCGCACCCGGTAGGCGAAGTCCGGTGCATACAGCACCAACCCGGTGGTCATGTTCACCATCGGCGCGCTGGCCTTGACCGGCTTGCCACAGTTGATGCAGTAGATGGGCTGGGCAGTCATCGGGCGGCCAACTTGGCGTAGTACTCGGCCTGATGCTGCTCGCTCGCGGCGTCGTGCCGGGCGTGCGTGGCGCAACTGTGCGGCCGGCGGGCGCCACCACCACGCAGCCAAGCGCGGCTCTCGGGCGTGGCATCAAAGATGCGGATCACGAGATACCACTTGCCAGCATTGGTCTGTGCCCACTGTACGGCGTAGCAGCCGCATCGCTTGCACTGCAGCGGTGGCCGGGCGTTCACTTGGCCTCCTTGGTGGTCCAGCGCCACTGCTCAATCGCGGGGTTGCCGTGGGTGTGCTCGCCTGCGTGGCCTTTGGGCAGTTCGCAGCGAATCTGCCGGTCGTACTTGGCCGTGCAGCGGGCTTGCTTGGTGGTGGTGTTGTCCATGGGGCGTACCTTAGCCGCTACGCCAGCGTAGTGCAAGTGGGTTATCCACAATCTTTGGTGCGTTTGCGCAACGGGCTTGCACGGCCGCCGGCGGCCTGCTACCGTGCCGGCCAACAGAACACAGACCCGGCCCGTGCCGCTAGACGGCCAGCGCCGGCGTACAGAGGCCTCCACGCAAGTGCCCAGAAGCGTGCTAGGAGGCCGTATGCCAGCCTACATCTACCGGGTGCGGCGCACCAACAAAGAGCCCACCACCTTCCGGCGCTTCGGCATCAAGTCGAAGCCCAAGGCGGCAGCGGCGCCCGCACCTGCACCTGCAGCCACCGACGACGCCTACGACTCGATGCCGTATGCCGAACTGCAGCAGGAGGCCAAGGCGGCCGGCCTAAGTGGTGCCGGCAGCCGGCTGGACCTGATCGCCCGCCTGCGCGGCGAGGCCGACTAGGTGGCCACCAAGACCGAGGACGGCGTGGCCTTCGAGCAAGGCGACTACTGCTACACGCCCGACCCCGACGTGCCCAGCGGCTGGAAGTTACGCATCACGGACACGCCCGGCGGCAAGCCGGACCCGGCCATCGTGGGTGCGGCCGCGGCTGCACTTAGCCCGGGCGGCTTCCGCGGCAATCCGGTGGACATCCCGGCCGCCGACCGCGCCGCGGTGGTGGCCTGCGTGCGCCGGGCGTGGCGCGAGGCCAACCCGGACAAGGCGCCGGCCGAGATGCCGGACAGCCTGCAGACGCGCGAGGGCGATGCCGACCTGCACACGGCGGAGCCGCCGGTGGTGGAGGTGCAAACGGCCGACCTGCCCACCGAGATCGAGATTCGTGATCTGGCCAAGCGCGAGATCGTGCTTCGCATCGTGCCATGGGGAGTGCTGGCCCAAACCCAGCAAGGCCTCGAGATGTTCGAACGTGGTGCCTTCGATGGCACCGTGCCGGGCGACGTGGTGCTGCGCATGGCGCACACCGACCCGCCGGCCGGCCGTGGCCTGTGGCTGGAGCAGCGGCAGGACGCGGCTTACATGGGGTTCAAGGTGTCGCGCACCCAGCGCGGCGATGAAATCCTTGCACTGGCCGCCGATGGCGTAACCCGTGGCGCATCGGTGGGCTTCGCTGAAGTACCGGGCGGCACACTCATGGAGCGCAGCGCCGGCGTGGCCACTAGGCGGCACCGGCGGGTAAACCTGCGCGAGGTCAGCACAACATGGCAGCCGGCCTATGCCGACGCTGGCGTCATGGAAGTTAGGTCGGCACAGGAGGGCACACCCATGGCAGACGGCGCAACGGCGCCCGATCCACAGGCGGCACCGGCGCCGGCAGCCGCACCAGCAACAGCCACGCTTGACCTGCAGCCGCTGAACACGGCCATCGACAGCATAGCCCAGCGGTTCGACAGCATGGCCACCCGGCTGGAGCAGATGGAGGAGCGCCAGCGCTCCGCGATCATCCTGCCCAGCATCCAGAACACGCAGCGGCCGCAGCCCGTTGACACCGGCAAGTGGCTGCAAACGGCCTTGCGCCTGCTCAGTGGCGAGCGCGTGCCGGACCTGCAGTTGCGCGAGTTGGCCGACCTGATCGTGGCCGACAACGCCGGCGTCGTGCCGGACGCCTTTCAGACCGAACTGATTGGCGAGATCGACCCGAACCGGCCGTTCCTGCAGACCACCCGCCGGCTCAACACACCGCAAGCCGGCATGAGCATGGTGGTGCCGCGCATCGTTACCCGGCCCACCGTGGGCATACAGGTGGCAGAGAAAGACGAGTTGACCAGCACTGCCACCGAGATCGACACGGCTTCGTTCGATGCCGTGACGAAGGGTGGCGCTGGCGACATCAGCCTGCAGTTGCTGAAGCGCAGCGACCCCTCGTTCCTTGACCTGTACCTGCGCCTGCTGGCCGAGGCCTACGCCATCGACAGCGAGCAGGAGGCGGTGGAGGCACTGCTCAGCGACGACGTGACGCCGGGCGGCACGCTGGACCCCGAGGACCTTTCGCTGGGCCAAGCGTGGAAGAACGGCGCCACCAACACCGGGCTGCGCCGGGCGCCGGACACCATCTGGCTCTCGAGCGAGGCGGTGGCCGACTTCATCGACGCCAAGGCCAACGGCACCAACGCGCCGCTGTACACCCAACTGCAGGCGAACTTCAGCGCCGGCAACGGTGTGGGCGGCAACATCAGCGGCCTGCGTGCGGTGTACACGCCGGCGCTGGACAGCACGGCGGTGGACGTGCTCGTTGGCCCAAGCCGCGGCTTCGCGTGGGCGGAGGACGGGACCTTCACGCTGCAGGTGGACGTGCCAGCCAAGGCCGGCCGCGACGTGGCGCTGGTGGGCATCCTGTGGTTCGCACCGCTGTACCCGGCGGCGTTCACGACCTTCACGCTGGCCTAGGCGACCAGCACACACCCGACAACCTCTTGGGCACTGCGGGCCGGGTAACGCGCCACCCGGCCCGCGTTTACACGCAAAGTGCTTGGCGCGATTAGGAGGGCAAGGTGCCAGTGGGCTACTACAAGAAGACGTTCAACATCACCACGGACGAAACCGGCGCATGGCAGGCGCAGTACAGCGTGCGCGGCCAGTTGCTGGCCGTGTTCGTTGAGTTGGGCGACGGTGGCACGGCGCTCAGCACGCCGGACATCGCCATCACCGACGAGCCCAGCGGCGACAACCTGCTAACGGTGGCCGGCGTGGCCAGCGACGGCAAGTATTACCCGCAGGTGATCACCAACGACCCGGCCGATGGCACGGCCGGCGACGACTACACCTCGCCGGGCATCTTCGGCAAGGTGCAGGTGGCCGTGGCCGGCGGTGGCGACACCAAGTCGGGCAAGGTGCATCTGCTCATCGCCCGGTAGCCTGCCAGCGCCATGGCCGTTGATTGGCCCGATCGGGACGAACTGAAGGCGCTGCTCGACGTACAGAACGGCGACTTCGACGACCACCTTGACACGGTGCTGGGCGGCGCCATCGCCGTGGTCAAGGAGGACGTGCAGTGGGTTGAGGCCAGCGACGTGGTAACGGAGCGCCTGCACAACGCGGCGCTCCGTGCTGCCATCGTGCTACGGCCCAACGCGCCCGGCCGGCAGCCCGGCGCCACCGGCCCGGAGGACGTGCGTTCGGACCCGGTGTACCAATCGTGGATACGTGGCCGCAAACGGAGGTTCAGCATCGCATGAGCACCAAGGTGACCGACGCCATCGCCCAGCGCGAGGCAGACCGCGCAGCGGCCCGGACCAAGGCGGCCGACGCAGCCAAGGCCGAAGCGGCCAAGGCCAAGGAGGCGGCCAAGGCCGACAAGGCCGCGTCGGCCCAAACGCCGGCCGACACGGGCAGCAAGGACAAGGACGGCAGTGCTGGCACCTGACCGGCCGAAGCGGCCGACAGCGGCCGTCCTAGGCGCCCGCTAGTGCCGGGCCGGGCGAAACTGGTCGGCGCCGACGCGCTGGTCCACCGCATCACGGCGGTGCAGCAGGTGCCCAAGGCGCTGCGCGGCGCATGGGCCACCAGCGCCCTCGAGATGTTCCGGGCGGCCATCCCCAAGCGCACCGGCGACACGGTGGCCAGCCTGCGCGCTGAGCCCAACGGCCGGCGCGGCCCGGACATAGCCGGCAGCCCGGTAGTGTTCTTCATCGACCACGGCGTGCGCGAGCACGAGATCGTGCCCAAGGTGCGCAAGGCGCTGAAGTGGGACCAAGCCGGCAAGCCGCAGTTCGCGAAGCGTGTAAACGCACCACGGACCCGGGCACGGCCCATGCGTGCGCGCATCGCGCGCGAGGCCTTCCGCAAGGCCATCAAGGCCAAGGGAGCCAACATCACCGACGCGTGGAACAGCGCGGCATGACCGTCGGCGTGCGCACCAACTTCCGCTCCGAGGTACGGCAGGCCACGGTGGACCTGCTGGAGCAGTACAAAGCGTTCGCGGCGCTGGACCACCTGCAGGTGTACCGGGCGCGCCCGGCCAGCCTGTTCCCACCCACGGCCTTCATCGACCGCATTAGCGAGCGCGTGGAGTACCGTGGCCCGGCCCGGCGCCGGCGCGTGCCCACCGTGCAGTTGATCGTGCTACACGGCCTGTTCGACAGCGGCGAGGCGGCCGACAACGGCGACACGTTTGTGGACGGCTTCCTGAATTGGGTGGTGGACCGCTACCACGCAGCCGGCAGCAACACGCTGCTGAACGTGGTGGGCACAGAGGACGACCCTACGTGGTCACCTGTGTGGCTGCCCAACAATCAGCGCGCCTACTACGCTACCCTCATTGCACTGGAGGGACTGGCCTTAGATTAGCGGCAAGCCACAATGACCAAGCGCCGGTCTGTAGGCGCAAACGCGCACCTGTACGGAGGGACTTCCTGTGGCGGTTCAAGGCCTCACCAACGACCGCCGGCACCAGTTTGGCCGGCAAGGCTCATTCGGCACGGCTGTGGCAGCGAAGCGTGCCTTCCTGTTCAGCGGCGTGCCAAACCCGGACCCGGGCTGGACCGATCGCGAAGCCGACATGGGCAGCATCGACTTGGTGGCTGCACCACTGCGCGGCCCGGGCAACCTAACAGCACCGCTCACCAGCGACGGCGTGGCGTACAACGACCTGCCGGCACTGTTCAGCGCCATCTTTGGCGGCAACGTGTCCAGCACGGGCGCCGGCGATGCGCAGACCTACTCGTGGGCGCCGGCCAGCGCCACGGTGGACACGGTGGACGTGTACACCTACGAGTTCGGCGACGACGTGACCACCGACTGGATGCAGTTGAGCGACGGCATCCTCGAGTCGCTGGAGTTCAGTGGGCCAAGCGGCCTTGGGCCGTTCACGGCGAGCATGGCGTGGCGCTTCGGCCACTTTGGTGGCAGCGGCCTGACCGACCTGCCCGACAGCCCGGCGGTGCCCACCACGCTGGACCTCGAACTGAACCCGGCCATATGGTATCTGAAGGACACGGGCATCTACATCGCCAGCGACCCCGACGATCTGGACTCGAGCCAGATCACGGACGCGCTGCACAGTTGCACGTTGCGCATCGGCGGCGACGTGGACCAGAAGCGGTGGGCCAACGGCGACCAGTCGTTCGACATCGACGCCTACAGCCGGGCCAAGCGCACCATCGAACTGGAGTGCGTGTACAGCAAGACCAGCGACACGGTGGGCACCGGCAGCGAAACCGACGCGCTGTACAGCGACACGCCGGTCACCCGCTACGTGCAACTGAAGTCAGAGAGCAAGGAGTTGCTCGAGACCGGGCCGGACGTGCCCTACAGCGTCACGCTGGCGATGCCCATGCGCTACTACACCCGGGTGGAGGGCGCCGACGGCGGCAACAGCACCGTGACGCTGATGGGCCGGGCGTTCTACGACGCCGTGGACTTCGACGGCGTCTTCACGGCCGAGGTGGTGTGCGGCATCGATAGCAGCACCGACCTGTAGCAGCACCCACTTAGGAGGCCGCATGGCCGAGATCACCATCCCGTGTGTGTGCCCGGTGCCCGGCGCACACACGGAGGACACCATCTATCTGCCCGACACGCTGGGCTTCACGGCGCTGGCCCAACTGGTCATGAGCGCCCGGTGGTACAGCGCCGACACCGACGACATGGCCAAGTTGCTGGCGCACCTGCAGGAGGCCTATCTGCTGTACACGCTCAGCGGCTGGACGCTGGTGGATGCCGAGGGCAAGCCGCTGCCGCTGACCGAGGCCAACGTGCGCACCTACCTCATGGCCAACCCAAGCGTGGCGTTCGACGTGGCCGATGCCGCCGACGACCTGTACGGAGCCGCGGTGGTGCGCCCTTTAGTGAACCGGGCCAAGCCATCCTCGCTGCGTGGGCAGACGGCCGGATCGACATCAGCGAGAAGGCGGCGTGGGCCGCGGAACCCGAAGCCACGCTTGCGATCCTTGACTACCACTACCCCGACGGCCGCCACCGGGTAGATGCCATGACGGCCCGGTGGCGCCTGCAGCACCTAGCCGAGATCACCGTCGGCACTGCGGCCCGCCTGCGCCGGTCACGCGAGGACGCGCAGGTGGCAGCGGTGTGGCGCCAGATGCGCAGCCGGCGCCAGTAGGGAGCACGCCATGGCACTAGGCGAAACGGCCCGCCTGCTGGCCGAACTGGACATGCAAGACAACCTCACGCCCAAGGCCAACACGGCCATCGGCAGCGTGAGGCGGCTAGAAGGTGCCGTCGGCCAGTCGGCGGCCACCACGGGCCGGCTGGGCCGCCTGTCGGCCATGGCAGCGGCGCCCATGGGCGTGCTGCGCACCAACAGCGAGCGGCTGGGCGGCGCCATGGGCCACCTGCGCGGCCAGATCGGCGGCCTGCTGGGTGCGGCCGGCTTCTTCGGGCTGGCCGGCGCCGGCATTGGCGTGGCCGAGGCGCTGCACCACAGCATCGACGCAGCCGTGGAGTTGGGTGCCACCAGCCGCCGGCTGGCCGGCCTAACCGGCGGCACGGTCGAAGAGATGAGCAAGTTGTCGGCCGGGCTGGCGCACTTTGGCGTGGAGGCCGACCAGCAGACGCGCATCGTTGGGATGCTCGAAAAGAACTTGGGCAACCTTGCAACAGGTGGCGGCGCCAAGGCCGAGAAGTTCGCCAAGGACTTCGGGTTCAGCGTGCTGGACGCCAGCGGCAACGCCAAGTCGGCCCAGCAGATAATCGAGGACTTCACCGACTTCTTCAACGACGACGCCATCCCGGCCAGCACCAAGGCGGCCGCCGGCGCCAAGTTGTTCGGCCGCAGTTGGCAGGACCTGCTGCCGGTGCTGGGTGCCGGCAAGGGAGCGCTGCACGAGGCCAGCGAGGAGGCCGCCACCTTCGGCGAAACGCTCACCACGCAGGACGCGGCCGCGCTGGCCAAGATGCGCGATGCCACGCGCACGTGGCACACCGCACTGGCCGGCCTCGAGACCCAGATCGGCCTCGCCATCGTGCCCGTCATCACGGACTTGGCCAACGCGGCCACCAACTTCCTGAAGGACCCGAACAACCGGGCCAGCATCGTGGGCTTCTTCAAGCAAGGCGTGCAGTTTGCGCGTGACTTTGCAGGCTTCATCAAGGACAGCGTGCTGCCCACGATCCAGTCGCTGGCCGGCGGTGCCAAGCAACTGTGGGACAGCATCCCGGACCCGCTGAAGGACCTGCTGGTGAAGGGCTTCGTAGCCGACCGCACGGTCAAGTTCCTGTTCGGGTTCAGCCTAGCCGACGTGGGCAAGGACGTGGTGGGCGGCATCATCCGCGGCATAGCCGGCAACTTCATCAGCCGCGGCAGCAGCCCGGCCAACCCGATGTTCGTGCAAGGGACCGGCATAGGCGGCACAGGTGGCACCGGCGCCGTGGGTGCGCTGGGTGGCGCCAGCCGGTTGACGCAGGCCGTGTCGGTGGTGGCCATCGTGGGCGCGGCGCTGGCCGTGATCGAGGCCTTCAAAGACTTCTTGGGCACCCGCGACCAAGCGCAGCGCGACCTGCAGGAGAAGGCCGACGCGGCAGCCCACCAAACGGCGCAGGAGGCGCTGGGCAACCTCAAGAACCTGAACAACACGCTGGGCCATCAGGACCTGTGGCAATCGCTGGTGACCAACACGTTTGGCGCGGCCCAGACCAGCGAGGGCATCACCAACCTCGCCAACGCCATCACGAACAACGGCAAGGTGAGCGACGTGGCCGACGCCATCCGCACACTGCAGGCGGCACAGGCCGTGGCCATCCAGCGTGGGTGGACCGACGCAGCCAATCAGATCGGCACCGACATCAAGACGCTGCAGTCCGGTGGCCCGATGCCGGTGCAGGTGTACGGCCCGATCGACACCCGCATCACGGGCGACACGCCGGTGGTGCCCGGCCCGGGCTTCACGGAGTGGATGCACAGCCAAACGCAGCAGACCGACGAGCAGAAGCAAGAACTGGCGCGCATCGGCGCACAGGTGCAGCAGGTGCCCGGCGCCCTAGCCGGCTTCCTCCAGAAGTGGGCCACGGCCCACGACGATGCCGTGGCCGCCGGCTTCAAGTCGGGCACCAACGCCATCCGCAAGGAGATCGCCACCCGGCTGGGCATCACGGTGCACACGCTGCAGCAACTGCGCTCATCGTTCCGCACCAACCTAGCCCACGAGTTGGGCATCACCACCGGCGAACTGCAGCGGCTGCGGCGCAGCACCCATTGGGACGATCAGGCGCTGGCCGACAAGTTGGGCATCAGCGTGGACCAGTTGCGGCTGCTCAAGGACGCGGCCCGCGACACGGCCGCCAACACCTTGGGCATCAAGAACAAGGACTGGACGCCGGAGATCACGGTGCCCGTGAACGTGCACACCAACTTCAGCGTGTCCGGGCGCAGCGTGGCCAACGCCACCGAACGGTTCTGGACCATCAACCGGCCACGGGTG